AATATGTGTCAATACACCAACTTTCAATAATTCACCTGCACTGGCATCGGAAATCCAAAAGTTTTCAAATTCTGCACCTTTGTATTTAAAATGATTAACTTGAAAACCATCCGATGAAATTATTTCTTTTGAAGTGATAAATAAACCGGAAATAGCATTTTTGTTATTTGACATTCTGCACACTCCCAGCCCTTGCGTAAATTCTGGAGTAATTTCAAGCCATTTCTTCTTATCCGGCTTAATATTTTCAAATCGCTCTGTAAAATCGCCGGACATTAAAGTCAATTCAACTTTCGCTTTTCCTGACTTTAAAATCCATTTTTCATTTTCAACAGTAAATTCGATTAAATCCCCATTGAACTTATTGATGATACCGTAAAATTCTTCTGCTCTTACTGCACCATCAATACCTTCTTCTAAAAGCCCTTCGGACTTTACAGGCACTGAAACGGAAATGACATCGTTATATGAAAATACAAATCCATTGTTGAATACAAATAAATCTGCACCTTCTAAAACTTTGTTTCCGTTTTCAATTCCGGGTAGGCACTGTTTCAATGCCTTCAATAATTCCGTTCTCTTTACATTCATTTAATTTTTCTCCTTCTAATGATCTATATCCGAGTGCAACTGCACAATCGAAACAATATGAAAGAAACTTCCAACTATTCTCTTTTGAAGGGTCAACATTGAACCATTTATTTTTACGTTCATATTCAGTAACCTCTGGAATATTCAATGAATAAACTTCAATTTCTTCTACAACAAATCCGCAATGATCACATGAAAGATGACATACTGTAAAACCATCATCACCTTTTTTCCAAGTAAACCCCAAATCATTACTCCTTATTTATTATTATAGATTTTATTTTTCCTTGCCTTCAAAACTCCTTTCGCAAATTCATCTGGAGTGTCATTGATAAATTCAGCATTTTCAACACCGTCTAATACTTGTTTTTGATTGGCATAACCAATTCTTACATTTTCAATGACATCTTCATCAATCGTATTTGTAATAATTAAGTAATAGGCAATTATTTTATCTGCTTTTTGCCCAATTCTATGTATTCGATCTTCCGCTTGTTCATGTTCAGTTGCAGTATCACCTAACTCTACAAATGCGACTGCACTAGCGGCAGTCAATGTTATTCCAACACCGCCAGATCGTATTTGTAATACTGCTAATTTTATTTTTTTATTATTTTGAAATTGATCAACTATTCCTTGTCTTTTATTACTCGGAGTTTCACCATTTATTCCAACTACAATACCTTCAAATTGTTTCATTAAATTATGAAAACTATCACGATGATAAACAAAAACAACTAATTTATTATTGACTTCTAAATAATCTTTAATCCACTGTATGCAACTATTTATTTTTATATAATAAGTCATTTTCTTTAAATCTTGATATGTTTGTTTTTCATTTATTATTTTTCCGCCGAGCATAACCATTTCATCGTTATAATATTTCTGTAATAATTTTTTATCTGGTTTCATCGGTACTATTGATTTAATTTTTGGTGGTAATTCATCAAGTACATCTGCTTTTAATCTGCGAAGCATTATTTTACTAATTAATTTATGTAATACATCTCCATCACTTAATCCTCTAAACTCCCAGCCAAATCTAGTTTTTATTGGATCGCAGAATTGCATTTTATATCGCCATTCATTATTGAATGTTCTATTATCTGTCAAATGTAAAACAGGATAAAATTGCCTCGTTGCAGATGTATATGGAGTTCCCGATAAAAATATTCTTCTTGCACTTTTTATTTCTTTACATATATCAATTACACATTGCGTTCTTGCAGTTTCCATTTCTCCAATAAATTGACATTCATCGCAGATTATGTCTTTAAATGGTATCTGTTTTAAAATATCAACCCAGCCAGAAGGATGTATAATTTTTTTCTTATACGGCAGTTTTAATTTTTTTGCTTGTTTAATTCTTTCTTTTTCATATTCAACTTCTAATTTGTCTTTTCTGCCGAGTATATCATAATTAAGTATTACAACTGGAAATTCATCTAATAAGCCTTGAATAGGATACGGAGTTAAACCTTCTAAAACAATACTTTTCTTTTTTGTCCATGTATAAATCTCTTTTTCCCAATTCAATTTTAATGACGCTGGGCATATAATCAATGCCGGAAAAACATTTTTAAAAAATAAATATGCTCCAATCTGCACTGATTTTCCCAATCCCATTTCATCACCTAAAATAAAATGTTTATTGTATTTCAACATCCAATAAACACCACTTTCTTGATACTTTCTTAATGTTAATGGTTTTAAAAGTGCAAATTGTGCCATTATATTAAAATCAATTGAACTATCATCTATTTTAACTTGTGCAATTTTATTTAAAAATATTTTAGCACTGGCATCAAAATCTAAATTCATGTTATATAATATTCTGGCTATTCTTTTTGTAGGCGGTAATGACATTATTCCAACTTCATGTGCATAATCAAAATATTGCGCTTCTTCTGCAATTTTAATTATTCTTTTATATATCTTTTTATTTAATTTGACATTTAATCTTTCACCATCAAAAAAGACATCATACATATTATTGACCCTGTTTTTTTCTTAATAATGGACATTTAACAGGAGACTCGTTTTTATTAAAACAATAACTGGGAAGATTTATTAAAACAGTACCTTTTAATAAATCGCATTCATTATCTGGACATTTTCTTTCTTTTTTTCTTTTATTACATATATCGAAAGTGCATAACTTTCTACATTTACAGATTTTACAATTGGTTAATTTTCTTTCAGTTCTTGGAGTAAATAATTCCGATAGTTTTTTATAATCAATTGGATTATTTGATTTTGGTAATTCACCCATTTTGAACTTCCTTTTTTGGATATGGTTTTTGTTTTTTCAATACTAATTTTCTAATCTGTTTATCAAATGGGAAAATATAAGTATGTTTATTCATTGCTTTTACAGATTTAAAACCCAATTCTAAACTTGTATATTTTCCGCCCATTCTTTCTTTCATTTGTGATACAGAGCGACCATGAAATCTTTTACCTGTTGAAATTTGTTCATATTCACTGCTTTCACTTTCACCAATATAAATCCAATTTGTTGCCTGATATATAACTCCTATATGTGCCTGTTTAGTATCTGCATACGAAAATAAACATTTTAAACATACTGCGTCTTTTTTAACTTCTCGCATTGCCATTCCAACTGCTCTTGATGTTGCATTATGTCCTTGCTTTCCGTTCAATGCTACTCTTTGAAGTTCTAAACATGTGCCAGTGATACAGTCAAGACTTCCTGCCATTCTGTTATTTGCACCTAGACCGAATAAAATACAACCGCACCATTCATTTTCATAATTGTAGATATTATAAGCGTATGAATATGCAGGCACACTTTGTGCATAATGAAAGTAAAGACAAGAATATTTAATGGCATCTGCGCTGGCTCTTGTAATTCTCATGCGCTTATTACAACCCTTTTCTTTTCAATTTTCATTTTTTCAAATACCCTTACAATTTCACATACTTCTTCTTTAGATTTACAATTTACTTTTACATATAATTGTTTATCATCTGCATTTGTTTCATCTAACACATCAGGTAGTAATGTGTTAATGTCAACATCAAATAGTGCGTCTTTGCCCAGTGATACGCTTTTTTCAATCATCTTCCAGAACTCCCAAATTCTTTTTTTTTGTTACTGCATTTTTACAGTTCGCTTTCATCTGTTTGTAATAACTTTCTTTTAATTCAATTGCTATTGCTTTTCTACCCATTTCAATTGCAATTACAGGCTCCGAGCCAATGCCACCAAATGGAGATAAAACAACATCATTTTTATTTGTCCATAATTCTAAAGCACGTCTAATAACATCTAATTGCAATGGTGCAATATGTTTTTCATCTTTTTCATCTCTGGCAGACCGATACTGTAATGTATCTGTTTGATTTATGTCCATCCAAACAGGTGAAGCATAACGCCGCCAAACTTGATGTGAATAAACAGATTTTTTTCCATCTGGTATTTTTTCATCTCCAATATAATTTGTAAAACCTTCTGAATGACTTATTGGTTCTGGATTTACACCTAACTTTCTGAATGTCAATAAATAATCTGCTATTCCATTTCTACAATCTGCACTATCTTTTACAATTGTTTTATGTAATAGTGCATGTGTTTTTGTTCTAACTGCCGCTAGTAATGGGTCTTTCCATATTGTTACTCTTGAATGATAATTAAATCCAATCTCTTGAAATAATCTTATTAAATCACCCGGAAAATCTATCAATCCAACATAACCATTATTTACATAAGTAGTTGCTAAATCCATACAATGTACAGACATCAATCTTCCCGGCATTAAAACTCTATACAATTCTTTTGCAATGAATTTAAATTGTTCAAAAAATTCATTTGTATTTGTACAATTACTTAAATCTCGTTCACTGTTTGAAAATGTATATAAACTAGCAAATGGCGGACTATAAATTGAATAATGAATTGTATTATCTGGAATACCTTTTAATACTTCGCAACTATCACCATGATATATTGCATAATCATTTGTTATGTGTTGATCTAATACATTTATTTCTTTCAAAATAATTTACCTGCCTTTTTATAGTTTTTGTCATTTTTCCATAATATAAAATCATCAAAATCTTTGGCGGCTCTGATATAATAATGACTGTTTGTATATACCTGTAAATCTTTATATTTTTGATCTGCATTATCTTTTTCATAGACCATTACATACGGAATTACATTCATATCACGAAGTATATAAACTCTATGTAAATCCTGTTCAAATGTTGTATTAAAATTAGTTAAAACATATACAGTAATTTTCGTTCTGTAATAACCAGTTATATCCATAAACATTTTTAATTTTTCGGTAATTATTTTTTCATCTTCAAACTTATCCCATGCAAAATGAATTCTTTTTAATTTAATTTTCTTTATTGCTTCAACTTTATTTTCAGTCAATAATCGCAAATCCAATCCTTGAGTAAAATCAATATATGCTTTTGTTTCTGCTAACTCATTAAACAATTCAATGCAATTTATTGACGCTGTTATATTCGGATCAAGTAATTTAATATTTTTTTGACCATTCCAAAATTGACTTAATTTATATAATTGTTTAGTTTTATTCCCTTCTTTTTCTGACACTATGCAAAAATTACAACCTCTTGGACAGCCTCTAGTTAAATAACCGTATGCTGTATCTGTTATATCATAAAGAGTATAATCAGGATAAATATTATCAATTTCTTCTGGGAGTTTTTTCTGTAAATCGTAACCTGTACCACCTTTTTCAATAATACAGTCATGTTTAATTTTAATGTCTTTTGTAAATGTAAAAACTTTACTCATATATATTTTATCATAATCAAATAACGGCATATACATTGAAACATCATCACCATTTAATTTATGATATGCACTGATTTTCATTAAAGCGAGATTGGGAAAATTATGGCTGTCAACATCGATCAATCCAATTTTCATATCACTTTCCACCCCATAAAAGAGAAAGTAATAATATTAATAAAACAGATTTAATCATTCTTTAATTCCTTTTAATTGAACTTGCCACAATAACAACTTTTGATTTATTGCTTCGTAAATCCTGCCATCTAATTTCTTTTAATCTGCCTGTAACTTCAATTCTATTTCCTTTTACTAATTGACTGCATAATTCAAATAAACTTTCTTCCCAAACTTCAACATCAAAATAATAGACTTCTTTTTCATTTTCACAAGGATAAAAACAAACTGCAATTTTTAAAATAAAAACTTCTTTTTTCTTATTAATTCTATGTCTAGGATCAGTAATCAAATTACCTTCAATTTCTAAATTATTTTTATAATTAGTTTTCATAACTATTTTTACCTCTTTGTTCCGGCATTACTAAAATCTCATTGCCATTTTTAATTGCATAACATTCTTCTGCACCATTCCCTTTCTTTGATGAAGTACAAACATAAATTCCCCAGTCCTACTGTGAAATAAGAAAAACATCTTTTATTACTTTTGGTTTATCCGTGTGTTTCGATCCTTCCGGTAGATATTGTATTGTCATGTCGCCTCCAACCAATTAGGTATTTTCATTTCATTATCTGCATTATATGTATTGTCTACCATTTCTATATTCATTAAATCTATTGCCATAATTTTTTTTGTATATTTAACTAATTTTTTAGTCATTTTTTCTGCGTCTCTTTGTTTTCGTTCAATATTTTCTTTTACTGCTCCCTCTTGTTCACTTGTTATGATATGAACTTCTACTGGATATTTTTGACCAAATCTCCAACATCTGCGGATTGCTTGATATAATTTTTCAAAACTATCATTTAATGAAACAAAAATCATTTTATGACACATCTGCATATTTATACCAAATCCAAATATTGATGTTTTTGTAATCATTGATTTTATCAATTCATTTATAAAATCAATTACCGCTTTTGTTTTATGCTCTGTTGTATCACTGCCTTTTACTTCTACTGCATTGTCAACAACTTTTTTCAGCATTAAACTTTCAATATTCAAATCACACCATAACAAGCATTGATCTTTTGAATTGTTTGCAATTTTCGCAGCCAATTCAATTCTTTCATCAAGTGAATTTCTTTTTGCTTCTCTTCGTTCATTCAATGTTTTTGCAGTTTCAAATTCAAATAATGCTTCTCTACCATTTTTCATTACTCTTTTTTCTTTTGACTTAACAACATGCTGTATTATTTTTAATTCCGGTAAAATATATCCTTCATCTGA